TTACCACATCTCATCAATGAGGTTTTGTTCTTCAATTCGTTGAGCAAGCGCTTGGGCTTTTAGCGTGCGCTGATCTTCAGGAGATATCTCCTTCTCGCGTTCGCGTTGGAGCTTTTTCCATTTGCCTACGTTGCTGGCGCTGTATTTGTTGAATTCGTTCCATGCCTCTTCTCCTAACCATTCATGCGTTCGCTTCTTGGCTGCTTCGCTCAACAAGACAACCGTGCGTTGTTCTAGCGCGTGTAGATGACCATCCATAACCTCGAAGGCTTGGTATGGGTCAGCGATGAAACCCATGCGATAGTACATTAGCACGAGCTTATTGATGTAGATGGGCATTAGCTTGCTATCCCAGCCAACGAAGGCGAAGTGAGTGCGCCAATCGTCCTCTTTTGCCGGATCGCCTTTTACTTTGGTGTTGATGCTCCAAGTAGCGCGTCCCCACATGGTATTGTAGCCAAGCTTATCAAGGAGCAAGGGCTTGATCTTGCCTATGATGAATCGTTTCGCTTTATAGTAGGAGCCTTGGCGCTGGCGCTCTACCTCATACATCGTTGTATGAATCTTGCCGTAATTCTCGAAGGGCTTTGGATCATCAATGTCGAATTCCTCATAGTCGAAGGTAAGGCTATTGCCATGATCATCCTTGATGCGAATTTGCGGGATCGTGAAGCTCTCCTTCTTGCTCAAGTCTTCGCCTGTCCAGTACGTAACTAAGCCTTCACCCTCATAGACCTTGAGCGCCAGTCCTTCGTCCTTAATGGCATCAATTATCTCTTGAGTGCGACGGCATGAGGTTATGGCGCTGGGAGCGTTGGGGAAGGTAAGCTTGCGGATGTTGAGCAGACGGTTTTCATGTTCGCGGACGTATTTATCAATCGCCTTATTCTGGATAGCCAGAAGCTCGCTGGAAGCGAAAGGGTCAGCCATGTGGGTGAAGCCTTGGGCTGCGTTTATCGCTTGGTTGATGATGTCATAATTCATACTCTCTGCGCCTACTCATAGTTACACGCGAACCGTTGGTATAGGGTGCATCCACGCGGCCACGGTTTCTTGGCTCGACCCAATCCTTCATGCCGAAGTTTGTAGCCAGTGATCTGACGATCCTCCCATGCGACACGCGTTTGCAGTGCGTCCCGTACAGCAGTGTCGATTTCCGTTAGTTTAATCATTGGCTTTCGATTCTAAATTCAAGCTCGGCAATATAATGTCCCAACTCCTTGATGAGCTTCTCGCCTTCAGGTGTGCTCGTCGCGTCCTCCATCCCTCTCGGGTTCCTCGCTGCTATCTCCTCGAAGCCGTTCAGCTTCACGCCGATGCATCCGGCGCTCGTGAGCAGCAGCAATGAGATCAGCAATAATTTTCTGCTTATCATCTTTTCTGGACTGGGCCATTTGCACAGTCGCTATATCTCCCAAGCGTTCCAACGCCTCCAAGATTCTTGGAACCGCATTCAGGGCATTGAGTAGGCTCATCCACATCAGTCATCTTTCTTCGACAGGATCGACCACACGGTGCCGGCAATCGTGATGATCGCCCCAACCAGTTGCTCCAGTCCTTCGCCATCCACATAACCCTTGGCGGTGAGCCAGCCACCTCCAGCAGTTAGAATGTGCCGAACCACTCCAAGGACTCTGTCCTGGGTTTTCGATTTGGATTTCTTCTTCGTTGTCATAAGCCAGCAAATGCGCCTGACCATTGTTCTTCCAGCACGGCTAGATCCCTTTCGTCAGGCTCGTTTTCTAGTTCACTAAAATCGTCAGGCAGAACCCCCTCGTAGGTGTTGCCCATCTTGTCGGATATGCTGAGTGCAGAGAGCGCAGCGTCAGCGCGGTCAGGGGAGGACAATCCTCGGCTTTTCATGGACTCTTTGGTTTCAAGGCCCATTTTTCCAAGATTGGTGTAGGTCGATTGTCTGGATGCCATTTGTTCGATTAACGTTTCGTCATCAAGCAGGATGACCTCCTTTTGTTCGATCAGCCTCGCAGCGGCGTACCACAATTCGCTGCCAAGGTTTTGGTAGTGGTCTGGGTCGAAACTTCTCGCGTTATTGAGGACACGTCGCACCGGCACACCGGCAGAAGCCAAGGCATCATTAATCGGGTGACCCAAGCCACCGTCATCAGCCCAGACTCGATCATGCGGGACGTTGTAGCGGTTGATCTCCGATATTGCCCTTGAGGCTGCGGCCATCGTGTCCTTGTCGCGCCAGCAGATCAGTTCCTTCAACTGGTTGCCCCTGACAATGGCCATCACGTTTTCGTCACGGCCAGCAGCCCAGTCGATAAAGACCAGTGGTGCTGCATCCTCGTGCTTGGGCGGGTTCTCCAGACAATCCACAATGGCGGAACGAGGTACGACGTAACCAATGCCTCCGTCATCAATGAACTCGCTGAAGATCATCGAGCGGATTAGAGGGTGATTCCTACCCCATTTCTCAATCTGTCCGGCAATCCATTCAGAACCAAGATGGGGGCAGTCGTAGGAGGTGACTGTGTGTTTGGAGTAGAAACCCTTACGGGTTGTGAAGGCACTCGCAAATTCCCCCACCGTGGTCCCGGCGGAAGACATGACCAATAGGCGCTTTGGTTGGCAGCGCTCGATGGCCATAAAGATTTCGTCGGGAATAGATTTTGCCTCATCACAAATCATAAAAAGGTTCTCGTTGTGCCAACCCTCAAACTTACCGGGGTCATCTGTTGAAAAGCCAAGTGCCCGTGAACCGTTGGGTGCAGTAAGGTCGGTTTGGTTTACTTGCCAACCTGGGCCAAGTTTATCTCGGTGGCTTCTGAGGCACCCCCAAAGCTGTTCCTTTACCTGTCTGTAAACTCCGGCAGTCGTTACGACTTGGCTGTCGGGAAACACCGCACAGTGCCAGAGGATTAATGGCGCAGCTACGTTCTGAGTTTTACCGCTGCCATTAGCTGCACGTAAGGCCACCGGTTGATCGCCCATTGCGACATCCCAGAGGATTCGTTCCTGCCACTCGTAAGGTTCTTGCTTCAATACCTCACGGGCGAACCAGATGGGTGTCCCCATCAGTTCATCCTTCATCGGTTTAGCCGAAGCCTTTTTGTTCATCCCCATTTTAAAACCCCTATAAGGGGGGACTCCTCCCTCTCCACCCCCTCCCCCGGGGTCACTTTTTTACGCACCCCCCGCAGCCGATATGCGCCCAGATCGAGAGCAACGGACGCCGCTCCTCTCTCCCATTATCACCGGCTAATTTTCGCACAATAACGCTTACATCTAATTCGTTTTCGCCCTGACCGCAGTGGCCAAATGGCGCTTTTTCAGTTATGTTTTGCAATGTTTGCGCGAAATTGTTGCCAGCCTTCGTTGAGTTGGGTGCAAACGGCTGCGTTAATTTCCAGCCTTTGAGAGGAAAAGACTTCAATTCGTTGATTTTGGCTGAATCGCTCGGGGTAAATGCGCTCAAGCTCCCAAGCTGCTTTGGTCCACTGCCCTGCCGGTAATTGCCGGAGCCTATCAAGGGTTTCTGCAATGTGATTTGCCTGCGCCTTTTTTATAGCCGATGCGAATTGTTCATTTCCCTGAATCCACCGGCTTAATATCTGGCGATGTACGCCGCACATATCGCCAGCGGTTACCAGATCAAGACCACGCTCGGCGATTGCCTTGGTGATTGCGTCGCCGGTGTCTGGCTCAAATTCTCGGCACGGTCGGCCAACGCGTGAACCGCCAGCGTCAGAGACTGCCAGACGCGCAGCCTTCACCGTTGGCACCTTGCGCTTGGTGGTTTTCTTGGCCTTGCCAATAACTTTCTTGGCCGGTGATCTCTTAGCCTTTTCCCCCATAAAATAAGCCTACTTTATTAGACGCAGAAAGTACACACACTATTGCGTACAATTTTGTGTTGATTTGTGACCAGAAGTGGAGTTAACTGATCACCGGCCTGAGAAATCGGGTTGAGGTTCGCGGAAATAAATGACCGGCACGGCACCGCGAGCCTAACAAGTTAGAAACGGTGCCACCGTGTTGAAGCACGGGCCGGTCAAGAAAGAGCCTAACAAAATGACCGCAATTAGTCGCGGGGAATATTTCCCTCGAATTCACCTCACCGTGAAATCCTCCAACCGCAAGGTTGGCCCAATCCCAGTATCAACCACAGCAGCCGACACTTGCCCACCAGCTTGCCCACTGCGAAATGGTGGTTGCTATGCCAAGGGCGGACCGCTGGCCATTCATTGGAACCGGTTGACCGCGTCAGCAATCGACAAGGCCAAAGAATCGTGGCGCGGATTTCTTGGCACCATTGCCGCCCTGCCCTCTCGCCAGTTGTGGCGTCATAACCAAGCCGGTGATTTGCCCGGACAAGGGAACAGGATTCACGGCAAGCGTATGCGTGAACTGGTCGCCGCTAATTCAGGCAAAGGCGGTTTCACTTACACACACAAGCCGGTAACCGGTGACGGCCAATCACGCCGCATCAATCGTGAACTAATCGCCGAATCAAACGCCAACGGCTTCACCGTTAATCTGTCGGCCAATCATGCCGGTGAGGTTGATGAACTGGTGGCGCTCAATGTTGCGCCGGTGGTCGTGGTTATGCCGATTGATTTTGCAGGCACCACCACCACGCCAGCCGGTAACAAAATTGTGCAATGTCCGGCGACAAGAGCCGACAAGGAAACAAGCTGTGACAAATGCCAATTGTGCGCCAAGGGCAACCGCTCTTGTGTCGTTGGCTTTCCCGCTCATGGCGCAAGCAAACGCAAGGCCGATTCAATCGCAAACCAATAATTGAACAATGAAACCAATTGCAAAACATATTCGAAAGCTGGGCTTCAATAAAGGCATTCGCCGCCTGTGGATTGAAGGCGCAGATTTACGCTGTGCCGGCTTTGTAGCCAAAGAGACGCACTACATACGCACCTACGACGGCGAGAGCCTGACACTGTATCTGGACGCGATCACGGCGGACACCATCATTCCATCATGCCCTTACAAAGTATCGGGCAAGGGTGACAAGCCCATCATTGATATCACCGGCACAGACTTGGCCGATTTC